GGCGGCCTGCCGCTTCTGCCACTCGGCGAACCAGTCGTCAGTCGGCATGGCTTGCGGCGGAGGCGCGTTGCCGAATACGGGAGGTGGCGGGCCGCCCGGAGGGGCACCCGGCGGAGGTCCTTGCGGCATGTAGCGCGTGCGATCCAGCCAGTACGCGGGGTCGGTGTTCTGGACTGTTGGCGGCGGCGCACCGGCCGCGGCAGCTGCTCGAGGATCGATGTACTTCAGCGCCTGGTCGACCGCTTGCGGAGCGATGTCTGTCGGGTTCGGCGCACGGTACGACACCGCGGCCGCGATGTCGGCCGAGCTGAGCGGCTTGCCTCCAGGACGAATCTGCGCCGCGGCATCGGCAAAGCCGGCCCCCACGCGGTTGGTCTTCTCGGCGTTGAAGGCATCGATGTAGTTCCTGCCGGCTCCGCTCGCGGCGGTATACGCCGACGTGCGCGCGGCCATCTCATCCTTCTGCCGCTGGAAGGCGGCGTCGTCCTGGGCCGCCTTGAGCGCGCCCAGCTCGGGGGCGACGTTCTTGTCGTACCAGCCGTTGAAGTCAGCCAGCGCGTTGTCGGCGGTGTAGTTGCCCTGGCCAACCTTGCCCTGGACCTCGACGCTCTTGGCCGCGGCGAGCTGATTGATCTGGGCAATACGCGCCTGGACCTGGGCCAGCGTCTTGGGCTGGTACGACGGATTCGGCTGGCTGACCAGCTTGCCGTCCGGCCCCATCGTGGTGACAAAGGGCTGGTCAACACCGGTGGTGACCTGTGTCGGCTTGGGCGGCACGTAGTTCGGGTTCGGCACCTGCGACATCGTGCCGTCGGGCTTCTGCTGGACGATAAACGGCGACTCGGAGCTGGTGGTGACCGTGGACGGCCTGGGCTGGTAGTTCGGATTCGGGACGTTTTCGATCGTGCCGTCCGGCTTCTGGCGCACGATGAACGGCTGATCCGTACTGGTGCTGACGCCCGTCGGCGACTTCGGCACGTAGTTCGGATTGGGCACCTGGGTGGTGCTGCCGTCCGGGTTCTGCTTGATGATGAACTGCTGGTCCGTACCGGTCGTGCCGCCCACCACCGTCGGCGTCTTCGGCTGGTAGTTGGGGTTCTTGTTCGTCTGGATGGTGCCGTCCGGCATCGTCTGGACGATGAACTGGTCGGTGCTGTTGGCGCTGACCTGCGTCGGCTTGGGCTGGTAGTTCGGATTCTTGACCGGGTTCAGCGTGCCGTCCGGGTTCTGCTGCACGATGAACGGGTCGCTGGTGTTGGCCGACACCTGGCCGGGCTTGGGCGCGACGTAGTTCGGGTTCTTGACCGTGATCAGGTGCCCGTCGGTCTGGTCGACGCTCACCACGTACTGGTCGGTGGTGTTGGTGGTGATGTTGTTGCTGCCGAGCGCTTTGCCGCCTGGCCCCAGGACCTGCGTTGGCTTGCCCTGGGCGTCGATACGCCACACCGAGCCGTCGCCACGCGTGACGTCGTTGATCGTGCCGGTCGCCGACGCCGCGGGCTTGAGCGCGATCAGGATCTGGCGGTAGTCGTCGTTCAGCTTCTCGAGCCGCTTGTTCGCCTGCAGCGCCGCTTCGCTCGCCGTGCCGTCCGGATCCTTCTGCTGCGACAGCGCGTTGAGCCGCTGGATTTCCGCATACAGACGCTGCCGCTCCTGCTCGAGCTCGCTGGGCTGCTGCGCGGGTGGCTGCTGTTGCTGATCTGGGTCCACGGCGTACCTCCCCTACGGCGCCTGCTGGGTGACGGTTTTGCGAATGGCTGCGTTGCGCTTGTCCATGGCCTCTTTCGCCAGACGGTACTTCTCCGACACCTGGTCCTCGTACGTCAGCGCCAGCTTCACATCCGCGCTGGATGGCTTGGCGTTGTTCTTCGGGTCAGTGTCCCACGCGCGGTACTTTGCCAGTGCCTGGTCGATGTCCTGCTCTTTCTGCTTGTCCGTGACGCCCACGTATTTCGGCGGCAGGCCCACGTCGGTCGTCGACTGGGGAATGCCGAGCAGGTCGGAAAAGTGTGACCTGAGCTGCTGCTGCGCGACCCTCAGCATGCTGTCCTGACGATCGCGCGTGGCCGTCGCGTACTCCGGCAGTTGGCGTATCGAGTCGGCGATCGGCTCCTGCGAATTGCCCATGCTCTGGTCGAGCTTGTCGTACTTGTCGGCAGCGAGCTGGCCGCCGTAGTTGCGCAGCACGCCCGAAGCCAGACCGCCGATGACGGGTGGTCCCTGAGACGGTTGCTTGTCCGACGGCGAGGTGCCGAGCCACTCCGAGAGCTGGTCGCCAGCCGCCAGCCCGGTACGGCCGAGCGTGCCCAGGTTCTCATTAATAAGGAAGTCGAGCTGCATGGGCGAGATGCCCAGCTCCTCGCCGATCTTGCGGCTGAGCACGCTGGTGCGCTCGTTGGACTGCTGCGACGGCGGCAGGTCTTCTTTGTCGCGCGGCACGATCGGTAGGCCGGTGTAGAAGCGGCGATTGGCCAGGATCTCGACTGGCGAGCGTAACGGCGCCGGCAGCAAGGTGGCCGCGGCCGAACCAGGATCGTTGCCCTGCAGCGGCAGCACGTTGCCGGCCTCGTCGGTGCCCAGGTTGCGCAAGGTACGTGGGTCGCGCGCGGCCGGGTTCGGGTCGAGCTGGCTGAGGCCGTAGTTGAGCGGGTCAGTGAAACTCGCCCACTCGCGGAGTGGGATCGACAGCCGCGGGATGTTCTTGTAGCCGATGCCGTTGTCGTTCTTTTCCCCGTCGCCGAGCATGACGATCATGTTCGCCTTGCGCTCGTACTCGGGGATGTCCCAGTACTCGGGTCGCTGACGGTTGCGGTAGTCGTTGATGGCGTTAATGCCGGCCAGTCCAGCCAACCGCTTGCCAGTGCCGATGGGGTTGTCGCGCAACGTACGCGCCATGTTCAGGCTGCCCTGGGCGCGCGCGTTCAGGAACAGCGACACCATGTTCGCCTCGCGCAGTACATCGCCCGCTCGCGAGAAGTCCACGGTGGCGCGCCGTCCGGCTGTAGCCGCCTGCGCCGGCGACTCGCCCCTGGCCAGGTGGCGCTCGAACGCGGCCAGGTGCGGTCCCTGCTCGATCACCTCGCCCGCTCGAGTGATGAACTTCAGCTTGAGCGCATCGCCGATCAGCCGCGTCAGGTCGCCGTGGTCCTTGACGACCAGGCCACCGGTGTCTTCGATGAGCTTGTCGATATCCTGCGGCGAGCGCTGGAAGAGCGACTCCATGCCGCCGCCGGCGCGCATATACCCCTTGTACAGGTCGTCCTGCTTGGCGGCTGACCACCAGCCTTTCGGGATACGTGCCGCGGTGCCGGCGCCCTCGCGCAGATACGTCGTCACCGCGTCGGCAATCGCATTCGTCACCAGAAACGGCGGGCTGGCAGCTGTCGCGCCCCAGCGCAGCGGCGCGTTCAGCGCCTTGAAGACGTTGCCGATGACGCCCGGTGGTGCGCCGTCGAGGCCGAGCATCACCTTGCGGAGCTCTTCGGGGGCCTTGTAGTACACCCGCTGGCCGTTTTCGTACAGGCTGACCAGGTCTTTCTGGTCGCCGAACTTGCGCTCGAGCACGCTGGCGACACCGGTGGGTCCACCCAGCAGTTTGCTCAGCGGCGCGCCGCCGGGGCCGCTGACTTCTGGTCCGGTGACGACGCGCATCGGATTGACGCGCTGCACGATGGACTTGCCGGTCTTGGGATCGAGCAGTTGCGGATCGTTCTGGGCGGCCTCGATGATCGACTTCGCCACGTCGTTGCGGTTGTTCAGCACGTCGTTCTGCACGAAGTGGCGCACCAGCGAGCGGATGGGCTGCTCGGTGTCGTCGACGGAGCCCTCTTCGCCCAGTCGGCGCAGCAGGTTATTGACGTTCACCAGGCGATCGCCGCCGCTGCTGATGCCGCCGTCGCCGGCGTCGAGGTGCTTCATGAACACCGTCGGGTTGTAGTGGGGCTGCTCGGCGATCAGTCGCGTGGCCAGGTCGGGGTCGACCATGCCGGCCTTGACGCGATCCAGCAGTAAGCCCTCGGTAGCCTTGTTGAGCATCTGGTCGGCCCGTTCGATGGCTCCGAAGCGATCGGTTCCGACGAGCGCCTCGAGATCCTGCAGTCGCGCCTGCGCGTCGGCCGCGCTGGTCACGCCGCCCGAAGCCTGGCGCGTACCGCCGTACAGGTTGGCCACCTCCACGTCGCGCTGCAGCTTGCGGTACGTATTCAGGTGCTCGAGGTCAGCTTCGCCGCCCGGACCCTTGCGCACGATGTCCAGGGCAGGGGTGACGTCATCCTTAATACGCTGCAGCGCGCGCGCTCCCTTGCCGGCGTAGGCCGCCACCAGCGCTTCGGCGTCCATCTCGGGTGTGAACGACGAGCCGAGCGCCTCCTTAGCTCGCCCGGTCATCTGGTTGATGTAGGCGAAGCGATCCGCCGCGGCCCTGTCGAGGACGCCGGTGCGCCCACCCAGACCGAAGAAGTCGGCCGCCTTATCGGCGACCTCGCTGACCGGCGACGGACGCGCGTCGATGGTGCGGTACATGTTGGTGATCTTGTCGAGCTCGGGGTACGCCGTTTTCGCCAGCTCGGCGCCGCGCGGCGTGACGGCCCAGCGCGCGCCGCGGAAGCCAGCCTCGCCAGCGGCTGCGCCGGCAGCAGTGCGCAGCAGCCGCTCCTGGGGCGAGGCGCCCTCGGGCGTGCTCTGCCAGCCAGCAGCGCCGCCCGCGACGTCCAACCCCAGCCGAGCCGCCAGCTCGGTGCCGGCACTGCCTGCTTGCGCCGCGCCGGCGACCGGCCGGGCGATAGCGCCCGCGCCGCGTATCGCAGTCCCGAGCGGATCGAGCGCCTGCGCACCCGCGCGCACCAATCCTGGCGCCGCCTCGGCAGTCTCGAGCCCGGCAACGGGCAGAGCTGCCAGGTTGCCCACAAGCTCGGCAGATTCTCGATCGGGTGATGCCAGGCCGCGGCGATACACAGACTCGAGGTCAGTGCCGCCGCCGCCCACGAAGACCTCGGCCTTGCGCTGATCGGCAGCCGCCTGCGTATCGCGCATCTCCTGACGGATCGCGTCCTGCTCGGCGCCGCTGCCCGCGGCGTAGAGCTGGCCCTGCAGGTCCTGCAGCCGCTGCAACTGGGCGTTGTACTCGGGGTCGCGGCGGATGTCGCCCGAGAGGCCCTCGTACAGGCGCGAAGCGTGGGTAAACGGCGACAGCTCGTTGACCACGTCCAGTGCAGTCTTGACGCCGGTGCCGACGATCGACGCGCCGGTGCCGAGCGCGTCCAGCGGCGTACCGGTGTCCGGCGACTGAATGCCCTGCAGGCGCTCCTGGGCGCTCTGACCGAAGGCAGTACCGACCTCCTGCGGGATACCGGTGGTGCCGGCCGCGACGATGCCCGGCGCGCTCACGTCCGGCACCTGGCTGAGCGCGCTGGCGGCCTGATCCTTCGCGCCGCCGACCGAGTCGATGAAGTCGGAAAACGCGCTCTTGAGCCGATCCACCGGGCTCTGCGGCTGGGCTTCTTCGGCCGCAGCCGGCGCGGACGGGATATGCGCCTGGATCGTGTCGGGTACAGACTGCACCGCGTTGCCCAGAATGTCGCCGGCGCCACTGGCCAGGTCGGCCAGCCCCTGCACGCCGGGCAGCATCTGAGCCGTGCTTCTGGCCGGTACCTGCGGGTTGTCGGCGAACAGCGCACCCTGGATACGGCCCATGCGCGCTTCCATCTGTGCTGGCGTCATCCACTCGGAGCCGCCACGCAGATCGAGGCCTGACTGGCCGACGTGAAACGCGCCCGTGTTCTGGTCGTAGTTATCGGCGAAGAAATAGTGGCCGGGCGTGCTGATGGTCACCGGGTTGCCGGTCGAGGCCTCGCGTGCCATAGCCTGCACGTCGGCGCCCACCAGTTTTGTCGGGATGCCCAGCTTCTCCATGAGCTGCTGCTCGGAGCCGATGCCGGCCATGCCCTGAGCCGACGTCCAGCCGACGGAACTGGCCAGGTCGGTCGCCTCGCGCAAGGTGGGATTCCTGCCGAACGCCTGTGCAAAGCGCACTGCGGCGGCCGGGCCGCAGGCGGCATACGCCTCGTCAGCCGACAGTTGTGAGTCGCCGAACTGGGATACCTGTTTCGCGGGCGGGGCCCAGCCACCGGTGCGACTGAGCAGTTCTTGAGTCGACGCGCCCGCGGCGCTACCAGCTCCGCCAATCTCGCCGTACGCGGAAGCGTAATTACGCCGCGCGGCCGACTGCGGGTTGTCGTACTGGTAGGGACGCTCTGCCTGGGCCGCGACCCAGGAAGCTTTCTCGGCGCCGCTCAACCCCTCGGGCGCGCTCTGGTACGCCCTGGCATACAGCGGCACGATCTGGGACGCCTGCAGTTGCGCGCCGCTTTCGCCGAGCAGTTGCTGCTCGTTGTCGGCGTACGGCTTACCCATGCCGCCCAGGTCGAACTGGAACAGGCCGCGCCCGCCACCACCTTTCTGCACCGCGTTCGGGTCCCAGCCGCTCTCGGCCTTGGCGCCGGCGGCCACGGTACGGATGAAGTCCGGATCGCTCGCGAGCTCGGGCGGGGCGTTGCTGCTGATCAGATCGGATAGCCAACCGGGCACGCCGCCTACATTCGGCGTACCCGTTGGCCTGACACCGCTGGGGGAGGGTCCAGCAGCAGGTTCTGGTGGCGGAGTCGGATTGAACTGGTTGGCAAAGCTCTGCAGGTCCTGTACGCCAGCCTGGCTGGCAGCGGTCAGCCCCTGTGAAAACGCCTCGTTGGCGTCACCCGCGCTGCTCTTCAAGCTGTTCCACAGGTTGTCGGCGAAGCCCTGCACATCGCCGCCGGCAGCGGCGGCTGCAGCCACGCCCTGGCTCCAGACGTCGTCGCGCCAGGAGTCCAGGTTCGAAGACTGCGCTGGACTGGGGGCGGTCGCCTGGAAGCTCGAGGGCTCCGGTGTCGGAGCAGGAACAGGACTAACAGTTGGCGGCGCTGCCTCGGGCATCGGCTCCGGAGCTGCTGGTGGTGGTGGAGGTGCGGCTGGTGGAGTCGGCGCGGCCCAACCACCGATACGGCTCAGGTCCGGCGCTGCCGGCGGCTCCGGCGGCGGAGGCGGAGGCGGTGGCGGAAGTGGCTCCGGTTCTGGCGGCGGAGGTGGAGGAGCAGGCGGCGGAGGTGTTGCCTCAGGAGGAGCGCCACCCAGCAGTCCCTGGATGCCGCTGAGCTTCTCGCCGAGAGCCTGCTGCAGGCTGAAGCCGTCGATCTTCTGCTGGATGTTCTGCGACAACTGCTGCCGCTGGTACTCATCCCAGCTTTGCTCGTCGATATCCGGCAGCATCGTCATCGGCGCGCCCTCCGCTGGATGTCGTCACACGCGCAGTAGCCGCCGGCCACGCCGGCCAGAACGATGAACCAGTAGCGGAAACGTGAGTAGCGCAGGCTCGGGCGCCTTATTGCAAACGCCACGTTCCCGCACCCGGCGAGTTCTGGCCGTACTTGGGCAGGCTCTGGTTGTAGAGCGCCTGGACGTCGTTCTTGTCCCAACCATTGGCTTCGTACTGGCCAAGCAGCATCTGCTGCTGGCTTGGCGCCATGTTCTGCCAGCTCTGCGCCGCGATCTGGTTGGGAGCCGGCAGGTTGTACTGCTGCTGCTGGCCGCCGTACATGTTGGTGCCGTTGCCGGTGGCCTGTACCTGCTGGTCAGCGGTCGCGCCCTGCTGCCCGACGCCGATGCCGCTGCCCCAGGCCGGGCCACGCTGCGCCATAGCTGGATTGGCCACGAACTGGCCCTGGGCGTTGATCTCGCCGCTGGCGCCACGCTGCTCACCCTGACCGAAGCCCGGCTGGCTATACCACTGCGCGTTGCCAGGCTGCTGCTGCCCGTACTGGCCGGCGATCTGCTGCTGCATGGTGTTCAGGTTGGCCGCCTGAGGCTGGTAGCCGGTCGTCGCTCCGCCGCCGGGCGTGTACTGGCCCATAGCCGCGGCGTACAGGTCGCGCATGCCCTGCGGCGTCGAGCCGAGTACCTGCTGGTACTTGGCCCAGTCGGCCGGGCCGCGCAACTGGCTGAGCTGGCCCAGGTACGCCAGTGCGTTCTGCTGCTGCAACTGCTGTTGCTGAGCAGCAAACTGCTGCTGCTGAAAGCCCTGGGTGTACTGCTGGTTCTGGCCGGCGAGCGTCTGCTGGCGCTGCCCGCTCGGGTCGGTGTACCAGCCCGTCAGCTCGCCCTGGTTCAGTCCGAGCGTGTTTGCCTGCGTCTGGGCTGCCAGCGTGGAGGCCCCTTGCGTGGGCGCGGTGCCCGGTGCGTAGTACTGGCCGAACATGCCGGACCACGCCTGTGCGTTGCCCTGAGCCTGCTGCTGGGCGGTGAGCGTCTGGTCGCCGACGTTCGGCGCGCCGCCGGGCCCGTACCACTGCCCGAACTGGCCCGTGTACCACTGCTCCTGGGGGTTGTTCCACTGGCCGTTCCACATGCCCGTCTGGTTCGCCTCGTCGAGCTTCTTCTGCCACTCGAACTTGGCCTGCGCCAGAGCCTTGTCGGCCGGCACGCCGGAAGCCAGGGCGTTGTAGTACGACGCCTGGGCCTGGTTCTGGTCCCAGCTGGATAAGGCGTTGCCCGCCTGGTAGTTGGCGTAGTAACCGGGATCGCTGGTGGGAGCGCCTGCGTAATAGGGCATCGCTTACCTCGCGTTTGGATCGAGTGAATTCCAGGCTCTGAGATAGTTCTGGTAGGCAGCCGTCTGAGGCGTAATCCAGCGACCGCCAACGGTACCGGCGGGACGCTCCGTGGCACCGTACACGCGCGCCGCAAGCTCCTGGTCGCTCAGGCCGGGCGCCTGCTGCTGCAGCCTTGCATAGTTCTGAGCGAACTGGGGCACGATCGTGCGGGCCTGGTAGTTGGGATCAAACAGTTGCTCTTCTGGCACGCCGTGGCCCATGCCTTGCGGCCCGATATCGAACTGCCACAAGCCGCGCCCGCCGTAGGTGGTGTGCGTGCGAGGGTCATTCGGGTCGTAGCCGATCTGATACGCACGCGGGTCGTCGGTTGATTCGGCACGCGCCGCGGCCGCGGCGATGCGCAGAAAGCGCGGATCGCTGGCGTACTCGCCAGCGTGCTGAGCGATCAGGTCGTTCCACGGCGAGACATTCGGCGGCAGCGCTGGAGGCGGCGGCTCCGGTCGCGCCTGGGCTTCCTGCGCGCTGCCCAGTGTCCAGTCGCCGGAGCCAGGTGGCTGGTAGTCGCTGAGTGGCACCACAGCTTCGGGCCCGGCCTCGCCGATAAGCGCAAGCGTCGGCTGGGTGACCACGCCACCGCTGGCCATCGGGCGCACACCGGGTGGGATAGGACCGCCAGGTCCTATCATCGGTGGACGTGGCGGAACGGAGCCAGGGGGACGCGGCAACATTGGTCCTGTACCGGGTGGGCCTGGCGGTAACCCGACTGGAGGACCTGGCGGCCCGCCTGGAGCGCCTGGAGGACCGGCTGGAGGCCACTCTGGGGGTACCTCGATCGGCGGCGGAGACGGCACGCGGAGCTCCGGCCAGCGATTGATGATCGCCTTGTAGACCTGAGAAAAGCCGCTGACGCCCAGTCGCTGGATCTCCGCCTCCCTGCCTTGCGGGTTAGGCGAGCCGTCGGGGTTGAACAGCCTGCTCCTGTAGTACTCGAGCTTCTGTTCCTCGGTCACCGACGCCGAAAACGGCGCCTTCGAGGCCGAAAACGCCACGGCGATCTCGGTGGAGATCTGGTCGATCCACAGCGCCAGGTCGTTGGCGACGTCGTCGAGCAGGTTTGTCCTGGGCAACGGTCAGCCTCCGGGCATTGGTAGCGCGCCGGGTGGCGGCCCAGGCACCACCGGCGTGCCGGGTGCGGCGCCCGGAGGCCCCATCGGCAACCCCTGTCCGGGCGACGGAACAGGATTGGGTGGCATGCCGCCGGGGCCGGGCATGGGTGGCGCACCGGGTGTGCCGCCGGGTACGCCGGCGGAGCCTGGGCCGGGCATGCCGGGTGGAGGCGGCCCACCGGGTGGCGGCACGCCGGCCGCGGCCAGCTGGTTGGTTTCGATGGTGCCGATCTTCTGCAGGATCGACTGCTTGAGCTTGCCCTGAATCTCCTGGCTACTCTTCAGATCGTGCAGCAGCCAGGACTTCTCTACCTCGTCAGGATTCGCTCCCGCGCGCTCGACGGCATCCTCGTAGGTGATGAGCTTGAGCTGCATCTTCTCGCCGAGCGCCCGCGTCTCGATGATTTCGTTCGAGGGTGTGGAGGGTGCGAGCTTGCACTCGTAGCGGTGGACGCCCTTCAGGTCGTCGGGTCCGATGCCGAGCCAGGACGCCTTGCTCTGGCCACTGATGGTCTTGCGGCCTTTCTTGGCTTCGATCTCGCCCCAGGCGTACACCTTTTCGCCGATGCGGCGTTCGATGAGCCATGACTCGAAGCCGATGCGGTCGCCGAGCGCGACCTGGGCGTTGCCGACGATCGGGTCCCAGCCCAGCCTGGCCAGGTACGCCGCCTGGTTGAGCGCGTAGCCCGACTGATCGCTGGCGACCATGCCCTGCACCACGCTCGGCAGCGCCCACTCCAGCATGTCTTTGATCTGCCCGACGAGCTTGTCGGCGTCCGCACCGCTCTTGGGCTGGTCGATAGGCGAGACGTCGAACGGAAACAGCTTGCCCGGCTCGATGGTCTGCGCGTCGGTAGCGGCTTCGCGCGCGTCGGTGCCATACGGCATCGCCGGCAGGCCGGGGATGACGCCCGGTGGCGTGGTCTTCTTGAACGCCGGGTAGGCCGTCATAAACGCCGACTGGCCCTGCATCGTCAGCAGAGAATCCAGCAGCGGGAACAATCGCAGGAAGCCGAACAGGATGCTGAGCCCGGCGTGCTCCGGCAATCTCGACGCGGTGGTGATGCCCAGCGCGTGGAAATAGGGGCCTTTGAGCGTCTTCAGAATCGGGTCGCCGTAGGCGTGCTCGAGGACCTTGCACACGGTGCCCTCGCCCAGGCTGCCGTTTTGCCCCTTGTTGCGCTGGCCGGGGCCGCTCAGGCAGATAACCTGCTGCTGGTAGTCCCAGGCCTCGATGCAGCGGATCGTCTGTTCGCTCTTGCCGCGCATCATGTTGCTCCACTCGGCACGCGCCAGCTCGGCCGCCCGCGGATCGATGCCGCTCCACGTCCTGGGGCTGATGACGTTGCCGTTGGAGTCCAGTCCCGCGCCGAAGCGCTCGAGCGCCTCCAGGTACGGCAACTCCTTGACCTCGACGATGGAGGTGAAGCCGGACTCGTTCTTGGTGTAATAGAACGTCTCGGGCGGCACATCGGTAGTACTGATCGGATACGGCAGCGCCAGCTTGTAGTTTTCGGTTTCGTGGTCGTACATCACGTCCCTGGCGTGCTGGTCGTATTCCTTGAGCTGCTCCAGCTCTTTTTCGAGTTGCTGGCTCTTGTCGGAATACTCACTCCACGTCGTTCTGGAGCGCTCGACGGTTTTCAGGATCGCTTCGCCCTTGACCGCGAGACTCCACATGAACAGCCGCAGGAGCTGACGCTTGGCCTCCTGCTCCTGGCGCTTCCAGGAAGCCTCGAAAAACTGCTCGCGCAGGGTGCTGTTCTGCTGGTACACGTCGCCGAAACCGATCGGCTTGAACACCGTGGTCATCGGATTGACGCTGAGTGCCGCGGTGACCGTCGTGGCGATGTGCAGTGCCAGCGGACTGCGCACCTCGATAGCGGTCTTGCGGTACGCCTCGGGAATATCGATCGGCAGCTCGCCGAAAAGTACCGCGTCGATGTCGCGGTACAACTGGTCGCGATCCCTGAACTGGCGCCGCAAGTCTTCGGCGAGCTCGAGGGTCTGTCGCTCGACAGTGTCGTCCTCGCTGCGAGAAGACCTGAACCAGCCGACGGGCGGCGAGGCGTACATGCTCATGGGCAGTCACTCTTGTTTTCGGGGTAGGGCACGGTCGGCGGAATCTTCTTGATCGGCAGCGTGCCGGCTGGGCGATCTCTCATGCGCGCTGCTCCGTGACGTTGATCAATTGGTAGCCGGCGGCCGAGAAGCCGGCTGCGCCAGTTGAGGGGGTGTACAGAAACACCGCGAAGCGGTGCGTGCCGCTGGTGGTGATCTGGCCGCCGACATACGCGGTAAATGACCACGGCACCATCGCGCCGTTCAAGGTGGGCTGGCACACCATGAGCGAGTCGTAGACGAGCGTGCCGTCCACGCCCATGCCCACGTAGACGGCAGCGGTTGCAACGGCATGGACGATCGTGCCGCACGCCTCGACACGTACCCAGTTGCCGACCGTCGTCGCCAGATTGATCTGCAGCGGCGACTCGTACCACGTATTGATCGCCGGGATGTTCCACGTCTGGATGATGCGCGTGGTGGTCGTGGTCTGCGCTGTGCCTGCCGGCAGACTGACCTTGCCGCCCACCGCGACCAGATTGAGGTTCTTGGCGTTGATGTCCAGATCGGTGTACGCCGCAGCGTCACGGTCGTAGCTCTGGAGAAAGCCTCGTTTGGTGGGCTGGTCGTATTGAAGTTCCAGCCCCGCGCCGCTCTGCGGGGAGAGCGCCCCTTGCGCCCTGAAACTGTTGGCGTCGATGATGCCGCGATGCGTGACCAGCCCCGTGCCGAGCTGCTGGCGCCCGTTGCTGGAGTTGCCCTGGCCGGTGGCCAGTAGCGGCGGCAGGAACGTGGGCGGATTACTGAACGTCATCCGAACCTGAGCCTCGTGGGCGCCTCAGCCTGCGGCGGCTGTGCTTCGGCACACAGCCCGTACCGCAGCGCATCCACACTGTGGTCCTCGGTCTTCTGACCGCGAATGGAATCCGCCACATCCTCCGGATCGAGCGGGTCGACCACCATCGTGGGTAAGGTCCGCACCAGGTTCGGAGCGGCGCCCTCGAGCACCTGGAGTCGCGGTGCATCGGAGTCGTGCGCCAATGCTCTACGCACGATAGCCCAGCCCTGTTTTCTGGAGTTCATGCCCGGATACACCGGCTGGACTCCGTTGGACCAGTACACCGCGGCAATACTCGGCCGCTGCTGCTCCGTTCGCAAGTTGAACATGCTCGGATCCAGAATGCGGAGTGCAAGTTGTTCGTCGTTAGTGAGCTCCACTATTTTCTGTGCCTGCTGCTCGTCGCGGAGTCCAGCTGCGTAGAGCTCGCGGTAGACGAAGATCCGTCTTGTCTCCGGTTCTCGAGCAAACCACAAACAACAGAACGGCGCCGCAAAGCCGTAATCCACCGCAATCCAGCGCGGCCACTCCTGTGGAATATCGAACCTGCTACAGACGTGGAGTTGCGGATCCCACTCGGTGAAGTACATGCCCTCGGCGGCAACCCACAGCCCCAGTCGGAGTCGCTGGTACAGGTAGCCCTGCAGCGTATCCAGCGTGGCCATGTAATTCTGGCCGAACTCCGTCCACCCGGAGGTAGCGCGATCGTAGAGCATTGGATTGTCGACGTGCTGACTGTCCAGCAGCAGCGTATCGCCGCGATTGCAGCGCTGCTTCAACCAGTGCTCCGGTGGTCCGGGGTTGCAATCCGCAATCAGCTGCTGATAGCTCAGCACTCCGTTTCGGAGTCCGCGCAGGAGCATGCCCCAGTCGTCTTCCTCCAGCTCGGTGGCTTCCTG